CGCGTGCGTCGAAAACGTGAAGTCGATTACCTGATCTTCGGCGAGGTCGCCAAGGTTTTTCATACTAAGACTCCTAGCAACTCACCAGCGCGCTTGCGCCAACCAAGGGACCACCACCGCCGCCCGCGCCATCATACGAGCCCGTCACGTCATCAATGACCACATCCTTTTTAATGTTCCCCGCCTCCAGGTTGGCGATGTCACTGCCCACCATTGCCGGCGTGTAGTCCGAGCCCGTGGGACCGTAGGCTCCGGTGTCGTGCCAGACATCGGCCGCTGCTGGATAGACGGCGGCAGCGGTGGGGTCGTAGGTTCCCGTCACGTCATCCACCACTTCGCCATCCTTGAGAATTCCAGCCGTCAATCCAAGGGCGCTCGCATGAGGGTCGGCGTGTTGCACCGCGCCGATGTCGGGATAGCCAGTTTGCCCAAATGGACTGAGGCCAGCCGCTCGCAACAACGCGCCACCGCCGGCAGTCGTGTTGAGCGAAAAGTCGCCACTCGCTGCGTTGGTGAATGGGTCGGCGGTCAGGGTAATCTCGCCAATGGCAATGGCGGGAGTTCCACCGGAATCGTAGACTCCGCTGGTGGCGTTCCCGCTCGCGCAGTTGATGAGCGTACTGTTCTCGCATCCCGTGTAACTGTAGCCGCAGTCGTAGGCCATGCAATTGACAAGCACGCCACTCCGCACTGGATTTCCAATCGTGAAACCCACCGTGGTACAGTTATAGGCGACACAGTTGTCAGCGGACAACGAATTGTTTGAGAACCCAGTGCCACAATTGGACGCGATGCACGCAGATAGATTCGCTACTGCGATGCCGATCGTACAGTCATCGACCGTGTTTCCCGCCGAGTGTGTGCCACCGCTAACACCCGCCGCGCAGCCGGTAGCGCGGCATTGCATTGCTTCGACCGACCTGAATCCATAGTCAGCATCAATCGCAGTGCATCGAATCGTAAAATTGTATATGATCCCGCCGCTAAACGCATCCACGCTCGATTGGTCGTTGGCGTCCACGGTAATGTTGTAGCAATACTGCGCGGCAGAGGTGGTTCCTCCCATTTTGATGACTTCGGCCGGTGCCTGATCGTTGCAAAAAATGGTCGGTGCCGTGCCGTCCCATAGAGTTCGGTTACCGCCGTAGCCAATCAGACGATAAACCTTTGCGGCGACGGAGCCCGTGGCCATGTTGATGGGGCCGCCCGCGACATTGGCAGTCGTGCCCGTCAGCGTGATCGTGCCGCCCGCCGAATTGATCCAGGACTGCGCCGCCGTGGCGCTGAGTGCCCAGTGGGTTGCGTCGGCAAGAATCGCGCCGAGTTGCCCGATACTTGCCAGCGCGCCGCCGACATTGGCCGTCATGCCCGTTGCCGTCGGTCCCGCGCGGTCGAGTGTCGCATTGTTCGTGTCGGCCACGGCGGTGATGACGTATCGACCGGGGCCACTCGACAGGTAGACCACGTTGCCAATCATGTTGAGCGTGAAGCCGCCCGTCGCGCTCGATAGCGCGGTGGTGCCCGCGCACGCGGCATCCGTCACCGTCAGCACGGGCGCGGCCTGCTGGGAGTAGTCCACCGTTGCGTAGTCGGCTTCGATGATGTCGTAGCCGCCACCGTTGGTGTCGGACCCGTCCGCGCGAATTTCCCAGATGACGTTGGTTGCCATGCGCTAGCCCTGGTACGTGGCAACTTTGCAGATTTGATTCAGCTTCGTGTTGGAGTTCGCCTCCAAGAGCGCGACAAACTCGCCAACACGGGCCGCGAGGGCATTGACGTCGGCCCCGGTAATCACGCTGCGACCGTCGGTCGCCGAACCGTCAATCAGCACCGAGGCGTCATTGGGAATCAAAGCGCCGACGCCTTGCGCGGTCCAATCCTCGCTCACTTCCTTGCACCACCAGTAGAGCGCGGCAAACTTATTCGCCGCCACGCGAACGCGCTCATTGCAAAACGCAACCGCCTGCACGTTGGTTATGTCAGCCATTGGGCTACTCTCCGATTCACGAGGGCTACCGATTCGGTCTACTTCTTTTCAATCTGGCCGCGCTGATGCGCCAATTGTCAAATACTGATTGGTTCCGTTGAGGGCGAGGGACATGGCTATGCCTACTGACTAATACCGATCCAGCCTTTGACGACGGAGAGAATCACCCGCGTCCACTGAGGCGTTCGCGGGTGTATTCACGCAATGCTTTTCGCTTTTTCGGCGTCGACACCATGCCGTAGTCTTTGGTAGACAACAACGCCATCTCCTGATCGACGATACTTTCCGCCACGGTGTACGGCTTATCGTCGGGGGTCTCCTTGACAACCGGCTTCATGTCCACAGCGCCGTCGCATCCCCAACCGCGATGTTTACAGACCCGTTTCACGTCGTCGCTGCCGCCCACCCACGCTTGCGGGTCGCCGGGGAACGCCGCCAGTTGACGCATATACTGCTTGCCGTCCGTGACCACGCCAGCGGCTTTGGCCATGCGGCGATAACGCGCGGGCACGTCGGCGTTGGCGTCCAATCTTGCGGCGAATCGCGTGTCCGTCTTGAGGCCCGGAGCGCTGCGCGTCGCAAGCATTTCCGCCATCTTGTGGCTCTGGCCATTTTCCCGCATCGCCACATAGGCGTCCTGAATCGCGGGATCGTCGTCGATGACCGGATAGGGGGATTCGGCAATCATCGTTTAACCTGCTTGGGGTTGTGGTTGGGGTTCTTGCTGTTGCTGTTGCGCGGCCATCTGCTGTTGCATCATTTCCATGCGGCGGTCGGGAAGCCGCATCCGCGTGACGTCCGCCTGCCGCGATTCGCCCCACTCGTCGAGCAGTCCGTTGATAAGCGTCGGATCGCCCGTCGCCTGGTAATACTGCATCGACGGGCCGAACATGAAATTCATGGCTTCGGTAATGTCGGCCTGCTGCTTCGCCAGGTTCTTCTTCCGTCCCGATCCCGCCTCGACCGTGTAGAGCATCTGCGAGGCGGCGTCGTAAGGGTCTTGCGTCGTCACCAAGGCCGACCACGCTTGCGCGAGTGGCCCAGGAGCGGGAGCGCCTTCCGGAGTTCGCTCGCCCGCTAGCATCGCGAACGTCTCTCCGTCGACATAGAGTCTCGTGGCAATCGCTTCCTTTGACGCCACCCGGGAGTGCCAGTTCTCGACGCAGTCGGCCAGGTCTTCCGGACGGACGCTCATGTTCTGCTGGAGCACTTGCGCTTCCGAGGCGCTTCGCATCTGCCGCTGCACGTTGCCGTAGGCCAATTCGATCAGCCCGGTCGCCTCGCGGAACCGCCGCTCCACCAGTGCCAGCACTTCGTACATATCCCGGTTGACCGGCGGAAACTTGAGAATGTGAACCAACTCGTCGATCTCGGACGACATGGACTCGCTCGGCACGACGCACTGGTCTTCGCCGTAGAGGATGGCGTTGCGCACCGGCTCCTCCAAGGCCTTGTTTGTCAGAATCAGGTCGCGCGCCGTGCTCCGCAAACGAGTCATCACATAGCTGTAGGCGTAGTCCAAAAACGCCTGCAACGGCAGCGCTGGCTCCAGGGGCGGGCTCGGCCAACACCGCCTCGGGTGCGGGTAGTAGTCCAGGCATGTGAACGGCCACGGGTCCACGTAATCGCCCCAGAACGCAATCGGCCACGCCAACCGCGTCTGAATCTCCTCGACCGTGGTGGCGTCCGAAAGCGATTCCTCGGGCAAATTCAGCAATCCGAAGCCTGGCAAGATCGCCAGGTAGACGTGTTCGCCCGCCTGCTCCAACATCGGCGCGACGCGGCGCAATTCCTCGGACGCGCCCAGGAATCGCGCCCCCGTGCCCATGCGGGAATACACTTCGTAATAGGTAATGCAGTCGCTCGCGCCGACGTCATCCAACACCGTTTCGCGTCGCGACTCGTTTTGACGCGAGTCATAGGCCGCCTTGAGTCTCGCCGCGTCCAAGCCGAAATCGCGGGCAACCTGCCATGCGGGGCGGCGTCGAATGCGTATGGCGTAAGCGCAGGTGCGCAGACTCTCCGCGTCCGGGTCCAACAGCAAATTGTCCGTCGTGTCCGGGAACGATCCACACAGCCCCCGCTCCATCTCGTGCCAGACAATGCCGCGTCCGCGCACCAGCGATTCCGTGACGCTGGTGCGCGCCAAGGTTCGATAGTCGAACATGTCCGGCGTGTAATTGAGCAGCCATTGCATCAACTGCGACCGCATCTCATCGGCGGGCCGCGTGGGAGGCAAAAACTGCGCTAACTCGACCGGAAGCGGGGGCGTTCGCGGCGAAACCACGCGAACCGGAGCGCGGCTATGCAGGTAGGGAGTCATCATCCGCACGAACTCGGCGGTCATGTTCACGGTCACTGGGAATCGCGGCATCGCAATGCCCCCGCCGCCGCGAACCCGGCGCTCGTCGTAGAGAAACTTGTGCGTCCCGTCGCCGTAATAACGCCAGCAACGGTCCGCGCTCTCATCGAACTGCGTTTTCTTGACCTGACGGGCGCGTTCAATCTGCGCAAGCCACAATTCCTGAATGGAGCCGAGCACGCTCATGCCACTACCTCGTTAGCGATGGGACTCCAACGCGGCCACCCGCGCCGTCAGGTCCACGATCAATTCCTCGATCTTGACCAGACGACGACCCGCGTCCGCGTGCTTCCACACGCCAAACTCGACGATCTGGTCCGGGTTCCGCTTGACGCGCGGGTCGTCCACATGACGCATCCCGCCACGGTTGCCCGCGCCGAATACGTATCCGTCCACGCTCTTCGTGTTCACGCGAACCACCACGGCGGGCCGCATCGACGACTCCGTGCCGTCTGACGACCACATAATGAACTCGCCGGGATGGGCTGGCGGCATGCGCCACGGCTCCGCAACAGGTTGCTTGGCAGGGGGCTTCGGAAGGGTCGCTTCTTTACTCACGAGAGGTCTCCACAAAAGGGGTTACCGAAACATGGCGGCTTGGGACGCATCGCCGAAACCGCCGAGACTACGCACGTAGGCGACGAGGTCGAAGGGTTTTCTCGCTTCCAGGGGCTTCGGCGCGTGATAGCCGGGGTCGAACGCCGCCAGATACTCCAAGCAGACCACCAAGTCCTGGGCAATGCGTTTGCTGCGTTGGTTCGGGTTCTTGTCGTCGTAGGCCGCACGGCTCATCTGCTTGTCGAGCTTCGGCGAACACCCCTTCACCACCTGCAACCGAGGCGTCCCCGCCCCAAACCCATAGCCTCGCACTTTGAGCCACCCCAACAGGGATTGCTCTCGGGCGGCGACGTCGTTCGAGCCGGGAAAGAACCCCGCCAGCGGACCCAGTGTTTCCGGAACGACGCCATGCATCTCCAACGGCTCGAAATACTTCTGGGCCACCGTGATGGAATCACCCACCGTGTGCTGGCGTCCCATCTGCTGGTCGCAAATCAACGCATACGGACGTCTTCCTTGAAGGTGCTGGGCAAGCGTCGCAGCCCAGAGAGTCGCGTCGCGCTGTGCGATGTCGAACCCGTCATAGACCCAGACGTGTTTTTCCTCGGGATCGACCGCCGCCAACAACGTCGCACAGTGTTGTGTTCCCGGGTCCAATACCACATAGACGCACCAGTCGTTCGGAATCGCAAACGGTTCGCAACCATGGATGCCGTTGGGGTGGTATTCTCCGTAAACACGCCGCCCGTGTATCGCATAGTTGCCGAGGTAGCGGACCTCACGTTCCTCTTCGCTCAAGCTGTCCCAAAACGCCCGCTTTTCCTCTTCGGGAATAAAGGGATTCTCGGCAATCAACGCCTTGAACGCGGTGACGTCTTTCGCCCCTTGGTCGGCGCGATCCCGCAGGTCCAGCAGGTTTGGGTCCACCACCTGGCTGGTCGCCGTCCAGTAGGCCCGTGGAATATGGCGCGGACTGTAGGCGATCTGCACCAATCCACGCGAGAGTTCGTTGAAGAAGTCCTGGCCTCCGATCTGTTCGTCGATGTGGCCGTGGTCGTAGTTGTCGCCTTGGGGCGGTTTGGCCGCGCCACCGCTGGAACGAAAGAGCACCCGCCATCCCGTCGCGAACTTCACGGTCCTGGGGACAACACCGCTGATTTCCCATGTAATGCTCCCACGCGGCAGCATGCGGTCGGGAATCAGCGGTGGCGAATCCACCCACTTCTCGCAATACGCCAGATCGTAGGGGTCCAACCGCGAGGGATCGCTCGGGTCCGGACGCACCGCGCGCAACACGCCCGTTTTCTCGTCCCGGATGCACTTGAACTCGCCGGGGTCCCGCAACTTCCTCCAGAGCATGCCGATGTTGTCGCGGTCCAGCGTCACCACCAGCGACTTGCCGTTGGTGCGCGGATACTTGTCGAAGGGGTCGCAACCACACCACGCCCGCGCGTCCTCGACGCATCCGCTGAGGGTTTTGGAGCTTCGGTTGCTGCCGTCGATGATCCGCCATTTGGTTCGGCACTCGTGAAAGTACGCCATCGCGGGAAGCGATCGGAAGAGCGCCAACCCCTCGGCCTTCAACTCCGCGATGCGGGCCGCCAGTTCCGCCACTCGCCGCGATTTCGGGAGCACGGCGTCCAGGTTGTCCAAAACCCGCTTCGACACTAGGCGTCTTCCTGCAAACGCCGCAACTCCTCGGCCAATGCGGCCTGGCACTCTTCAAGCGTCTGAGTCTGGCTGTGTTGTTCCTGCCGCGCCGAGACCGACTCGATCAGCTTCATCGCCTGACCGAGCATGGTGATGCGGTTTTTCGAGCCTTGAGGCGTGGCGTCGAACGTCAACTTGAACTCATTGGCCATGCCCGCCATGCCGCCGAACGTGTCCGCGATGTGCATGGCCAGCTCCGCGTCGCTCACGCCCGCGCGCGACGCACGAATGACTTCCGCCATCGCGTCCTGGGCCTCGGTCATGTCGATGTATTTATTGGGCATGTTCCCCTCCTCGTGCAATTCGCCTCGCGGTATCCGCCGTCAATACGATTCGCGAACGGCGGCCCGAGGCGGTTTCCCAACGCTCAACGCGCAGGCGACCCGCCGTCTCGACGCAATCCCCCAAGTAAAAGCCCGCCATCGTTTCCGCCGCATCGTCGGACGCCTCGACGTCGTACTCCTCGTCGCCAACCTTCAAGACGATCTGGCAATAGCGACTCGCGCGCGGAGGCAAGTTCGCCAGCTCGCCACGACGGACGACCACCCCGCGAAGCAACGCCTCATTGCGGCTCGATTTCTCCTGGAGGCATGTTCCCAATGGACACCCATCTTCTTCCATGGCAGTACGGACAGTCCGTTTCCTCCGCAAGACACGTACATGGGGTGAACGGAGCGCCTCGCAGTAGGATGGCTCGCGCGGCGGCAAGCATTTTCTGAACCCCCGCCACGTCCATTGCCGCCATCCAGGGCTGGTCGCGCATGCGTGAGAGCGTCACCGACGCCCGCTCCATGTCGCGCATCACCCCGCCCAAGCGACGACGGCCGACAAACACATGCCGCAATCGCTCAGGCACCGGGCGATTGTAGCCGTCCCGCTCCTTATGCACGCCTCTCAGCGTCATCGCCAACCCGGACGCTTCACCGTCGTGAAGTGCTGATGATCCGCCCAACAGTCAAAATTGACGTAGATCGGAACTCCCTTTTCCTCGCATTGCCGACAGAAAGTAAAGTCCTGGGAACTCTCCAGTTCCGTTTCCGTCTTGTCCTCGTACACGTCAGAGAAGTACGGAGGTTCGAGTTTCGCGAACACGTCCATGTCGATCAGCAACACCGCCGACCCCACGCGAGTCACCCGCTGCCATCCACGCGCCGTAGCGGCAACCTCTCTCGGCACGCGAGCCACGTCGCCATCGGGCGTCTTACCGAAAACCTGCACCTTCTCTTCCGGCGGCGCGCCGCACGCGGGCACGCCCAGCACCGTCCCAGGATTCGCCCGCATGAAACCCCAGTAGGTCGCCCAGTACGGTTTCGCGTTTGGGTCCTTGCCGACATAGGCGTCCGGGATCATGTCCGGGTCGAGAAAGAGAATGTGGCTTGCATTCCACCGCGCCGCGTCGCGAACCTCCTGATTGCGCGCTTGACCGATGCGCGTCCGCGCGTTCGTACTGAACGCGACGTTCTCGAAAGTTCTCTCCTGTCCCAGCGTGTAGGCCAGATCGGCCAGCCACGTTCCCGTGGCCACCGCCTCCAGACTCCATCCACAGGGACGTGTGATCCACAAGCGAAGGGGTCGCTCGTTCATGCGCGTGTTTCCGAGGGGATCGAAACAAAAAAGTCCACGGCGCGACGGTGGTGTCCCGAAGCGCCGTGGACCAGATCGGCGTTTAGTAGGTCGCCGACAAGCCTGCGTGAACGATCACGCGGTAGGCCGTGCTCGAAACCGTCGGCGTCTCATCGGCGACGCCGAGGATGTAATCGCCCGTGGACGCGGCGGCATTGTCCACGGTACCGCCGCTATCCGTGGTCAGCAGCGTGCCCACCACCAGCGCGGCCGCCTCCGTCGCGGAGTCGCAGGCGACAATATCGCACGGTCCCGCCTCCACCACGTAGAACAGGTCGTGGCTCGCGATGGACGTGCCCACGGGGAGGCAGTCGTCGATCGGTTTGCCAACCTGTCCCTGGGCGTTGCAGAAGCCCGCCACCTTGCGGCCAATGTCGCCGTCGCCCGAGGCGAATCGGACACACTTGTTGGCCGAGGTGATGGCGCTGCCGCTGTGATTGCGGACCGCGCGAAGCACCACGGGGTTACCCGTGCCATGCTTCGTATCGGGAACCTCGAAGAGTTGCCCCTCCAGGTTGCCCCAGGTCGTCTCGGCCATCGTAATGCCGCTGCCGTCGCTGGCCACGCTTCCACGAGGCCACGGCAAGTTCTGTTTGTATGCCATTGCGTTTTGTTCCTTTCCGGCGTTAGCCGCTGAAGTTGTACACCTTCACCAGATGGGCCGGCGAGTCGATCTGAAGGTTGACGTAACAGTCGAACGTCCACGATTTCGTGTCGTTGGTGTCGTCTTTCGACTCCTTTTTCACGAACAACTGCTTCTGCATCGAACGCAGACTCATCTTGTCGAAGTCGATGCCGTAGGCCGTGCCTGCGGCGATGTCCTTTTCGGCGACCAACTCGATGCCTTCGTAGTTGATCGTGCGATAGCCCAGGCTGGCGACCAACGGCTCGGTGCCACGATTGACGTTGACCTGCTCCTTGCCCTCCAGGTAGTCCTTGCACTGGCTCAGGGACGTGACGTCCATGAACCACACCTGGGGAATGCCGCCGTTCTGGAGCACATCCTGGTGCATGTGCGCGAAGTCGATCACCTTGCGCCAGTTGTACGCCCACGTCGCGGCCGTTCCGCCCCACGACGAAGACGTCGGATCGAGCAGCAACGGCGACCAGAAGCACGCCTCGGGATCGGAACCCACGGGGTGCGTGTCGGCGTCGCCGCAGTAGTACCCCAGTTCCGTGTAGAGACCGGCGTACTGATCGCTCGGGTTGTAGACGCCGTTGGCGACCTCGGCCCCCGCGCCAAGGCAACTTTCGATGCCGTGGAGCTTCTTCTCGTTCCCGGCGGCATTGCCGTCGATGAAGCACGCCTCGCCAAGACCCAGCGACATGGACCGAAGCATCGAATCGATCGCGTCGTCGAGAATCTTGGCTCGCGCCTCGGGACCACGGTTCGCCAATTGGTCGAACTTGGTCATCGACTCGCCGATGTAGAACGAACGCCAGGGGAGCGTCGCCTTCTTGTACCGATTGACCTGGGGCGCTTCCTGCACGTCACGAGGCTCTTGCCAGGTGATGTCCCGGTCACGGTAGTTGACGATCCACTCCATTTCTTGGGAATGGCAGTCGTAAACCACCTTCCCCTTCTTTTTCAACACACCCAGAAACTTGTGCTTCTGGATGATCGGTTGCACCTTCTTGTCGATGAAGGTGTTGATCTGCGCAATTTGCAGCGCGGGAGAGCCCGTGATGGGTCCTGCCATGGTATGAGGTTCCTCTCATGTGAGGATAGAGTTACAGATGGACCATGGAGGGGTCACAACACCGGCGGTCGCGGAGGGACGTCGCCGGGAGGGGCGAGAGAGCAAAAACCAGAAGGGGACATTGTTCTGCAAATAATGGCTCGCGGGGACGGGCTCTCAAGAGAGGTGGCCGCCCCGCGCGCCATCATCATTCCCCGAATCGCCCCCCCTCCAAGGCAACTCAGGTGCCGATGGTCTCTTAGATGGGTTGGCCCGTGCGGACCAACCACTCACCAAGCGTCTCGCCGTCTCGCGGCTTCATCGGGTCCTCGGGTGTTCCCGGACCCGTCGCCACGTTTGGCGTGTGTCGCGCTTGGGGTGGCGGCGTGGGAGTGGGTTGCGTCGGCGGAAGGCTGGCGCGAAGCTGGTTGAGGCAGATATTCAACGTCTCGACCGGCGAATACCCCGCCGCCGCAAGCCGTGGTCCGTTCACGGCCAGGATTTCTCCCAGTCGCGACCCGTGGACCGTGAAGTTGTTTGCTTGGGCGTTGGGCTGCCCGCCTTGGAACAACCATTCTTTGTTGTGGTCTCGCCACTCCTTCAGT